GAAGATGGCGATGGGCGGCGGTGCTATGGACATGATGTCTGGCACTCCTGCTCTCGTTGGTCGTCCTGCTGTCAACGCTCCTGTTCGCGCCCCCATGAAGCCTTCAATGGCCTCACGCCGCAAGGCAATGATGGCAAAACCTGCCGCCGCTCCTATGACTCCTCCAATGAAAAAAGGCGGCAAGGCTGAAGGCGGCGAGTCCAAAAAGACTCACATGGCTGAGATGTCGAAGATGAAGGGTCTTGAAAAAGAACTGAAGTCTCACGAGTCCAAGCCTGCCAGCAAGGGTCACAAGGGTCTGAAAACTGGTGGTGTTGCCCTCGGCAACGCTGGTGGCTACAAGAAGGGCGGCGACGTCAAGAAGTACGCCAAAGGCGGTTTGACTGGTAACGGCATCATCAACACCGAAAACCAAGGCGGCAAATACCGCGATACCTTGATGCACACTGCTGAGTACACTGGCAAGTCCAGTGGCAAAACTGGTGATGTGAAGATGGGTAACGGCGGCGGCTACAAAACTGGCGGCGTTGCTCTAGGTAATGCTGGCGGTTACAAAGCTGGAGGCAAAACCTCAAAAAAAGCCTACGCGGCGGGGGGTACTGTTAACTCAGGCCGTCCCGTCGCGATGCCCCAAGGCGCTAAAAAGCCTTCCACCCCAGTGAGCATCAATCAATTGTCTGGTACTTTCAAAAAGGGTGGCAAGGTCACCCCCGCTGAAAGTCGCTTGATGAAGAACTTTGCGGCTGAGAACAAGACTGCTATGAAGCAGGCCAAGGCTCAGTCCAACGAGGTCTACAGCAAGTACCAGAAGATGCAGAAAGGTGGCTCTCCAACTCCAAACGAGTCTTTCTTTGATAAAAACAAAGTAGACCCAAAATCTGTAAGCGACAAAGCAAGTCGTGAGTTGGAAGAGGCTATGAATCCTTTGAGCATGGTCAAGGAACTTTACGGCAAAGCGCGTAATGCGGTTCGCGGTGAAGGTTCTGTAAATGCCGCAGAGAGAGACGCAATGAATCGCATTATGGAAGAAGGAATGCGAAACGGCACTGGCGGGGCAAACGTGCAAAAAATGCGCGATGCCATGATAAAAGGCGGTCGAAGCCAGCGTGATATTGACTCTTTAATGCGTGGTCAAGGCGCTATTACAGAAACCGAAAGGTCTGTAACGGTGTCCCCAGCAGGAAAAAAACGCGGCGGACGCGCTTGTTGAAAACGAGTGGGGGCTTCGGCCCCCGCTTTTAATTGGAGAAAAATATGGGAATTTATTCATCAGTGTCCCGCCAAGGTGCATACGAGCCGTTTGAGTTGCAAGTGGCGCGTGGTCAAATTCAGGCACACTCTGTCGTAACGATTGCTGGCTACAACTCTGATGTTGACACCTCGTGGGAAATGATTACGCCCGTTGGCAATTTGTCCTATCCCGCCGCCGCTTTGCAAATGACTGTGAGTTCTGCTGACGCAGACGACACATCAGCAGGAACTGGCGCACGAACTGTGTTGATTACTGGTTTGGACGCCAACTATGCAGTTATCAGTGAGACCGTGACCATGAATGGTCAGACCGCTGTGACAACTACAAATTCATTCTTGCGCATCAACGCTATGTTGGTGACAACCGCAGGTACAAGCCTTGCGAACGAAGGAATCATTTATATTGGCACAGGCACTGTGACCTCTGGCGTACCAGCAACTATTTACAACGTAATTGCGGCTGGTTTCAACAACTCAACCTCAAGCCAATACACAGTTCCTGCTGGCTACACAGGATATTTAACTGTGGCTCGAATTGGTTTGGCGCAAGACGCTGGAACCACTTTGATTACTGCTCGAACACGTTTTGTAGGCACAAACGGAATTGCCTTGACTGGCCCAGTCATCGTAACCAACAACGGCATTTCTACCATTGACTTCCCATATCCTATTGCGATTGTTGAGAAGACTCGCATTCAAGGCGAAGCAATTGGTGGCGCGGCTGACAATGAAGCGGCTGGTTTCTTTGAGTTGGTTCTTATCAAGAATGCTGACTAATCATGGCAAACAAACCAAACGGCTTGTATGCCAATATCCATGCCAAACGTGAGAGGATAGCCCGTGAAAAAGCTACTGGAAAACCTGTTGAACGTATGCGAAAAGTTGGTAGCAAAGGTGCGCCAACTAAAGACGACTTTGTTCAATCGGCTAAAACAGCCAAAATGAAAACTGGTGGCTCTTCCAAAAAGACTTGTTGGTAATCATGCCCAGCAAATCATCTTCCCAACACAAATTGATGGAAGCGGTTGCGCACAACCCTTCTTTCGCCAAAAAAGTTGGCATCCCTCAAAAAGTCGGCAAAGAATTTTCTAGGGCTGATGAGGGCAAAAAATTTAAAGAAGGTGGGCCAAATCTTTCTGTTGGTCGAGGCGAAAAATTGCCAGTATCAAAGGGCGCAGGTCTTACGCAAAAAGGTCGCGACAAGTACAATCGAGAGACTGGTTCAAACCTAAAAGCACCCCAGCCACAGGGAGGCGCACGCAAGGATTCCTTCTGCGCTCGAATGAGCGGTATGGCTGGGCCGATGAAGGATGAAAAAGGCGAGCCGACTCGTAAAGCGGCGGCGCTTGCACGATGGAAGTGTTGATATGGCTAACGTAAAAAAATACAATTTTCGTACCGAAAAATCCCCTGATGGTTCTTTGCGTTATTTTGTCAACGACACAGAGTTGCAAGATAAAGATGCTTACGAGCGAATCAAAGCCAAGACCAACGAAACAATGGATAAGGTTTTGAATGAGCAATCGTCAGAATTTGACGCTACAGCAGGTCAAATGAGCGCAGAATTTGACAAAGCCACAAAAGGTTTTGCTAAGGGCGGCAAAATCAATTTGGGCAATTGCAAAGTCAATACTGCAAAGAAAAACTCTTCTAATTCACGGTGGTAAGGCATGGCTTACTCTGACACCTACGGACAAACGGTCAATGTACAGACCTTGATTGACCACGGCGCTCGTCGGTGCGGAAAACTGGCAGAGGAACTGACGTCTGAGCAGGTCTTGTCTGCACGTCAGTCGCTTGGCTTCCTGCTCTCCAACCTCATCAACCGTGGCATCCAATACTGGTGCATCACCAAAGAGGTTATTGGACTCACTCCTGACAAATATCGCTACACCCTGCCCGATGGGGCTGTAGACACGCTCAACGTGCTGTATCGCACCATGAATCGCCCAGACGGCGCATACACCTCCTCTGCTGGTGGTGTGGTTGCAAATCTCTACGATGGCAACATTGACACTTACACTCAGCAGACTTCTGCCAACGGGAACTTCACGGTCAATTACGGCACGTCAAACCCCATCTATGCAGGCTCTATTGGGTTTTTGCCCTACATCGCTGGTGGTGGGTCAGCCACATGGAATATTTCGCTCCAATATTCGTCTGATGGGGTGACTTACTCCACCTTAGAGAACCTTGGGGCGATTGCGGTGACCGACAATACATGGGTGTGGACGGACATCGACCCCGGTCAAAACGTCGCTTTTTACCGCATCGTTGCCTCTGGCGGGACTACTTTAGCCCTGCGTGAGTGGTATATCGGCAATAACAGCACCGAAGTGATGATGTCTCGCTTAAACCGCGACGACTACACCAACTTGCCCAACAAGAACTTTACGGCAAACCAGCCCTATCAATTTTGGTTTGACCGCACCATCCCAAACCCAACGATTTACCTCTGGCCCACCCCAAGCAATGCCTTCGTGCAGATGACGGTGTGGTACTCCAGCCAAATCATGGACGTGGGCGCTTTGACTGACGAATTGCAGATTCCACAGCGCTGGTACGAGGCTGTGGTCTTCATGCTGGCTCACCGCATGAGCCTTGAACTTCCCCAAGTTCCAATGGACAGGGTTGGCTATCTGGAAAAGATGGCTGAGAAGTACCTGTACGAAGCCGAGCAGGAAGAGCGCGACAAGTCACCAATTTATTTTGCCCCCAACATCTCTGTGTACACGAGGTAATAGATGCCTATTTTCTTGGACACAACGGGACTGACTTCACTTGCCATCGCGGTGTGCGATAGGTGCAAGATGAAGAAGCCGTATGTGAACTTGAGACCTGATGGCAACGCCCCCGGTCTGCGCGTCTGTGGCGACGGGTGCTGGGACACGCTTGACCCCTACCGTTTGGCGGCACGGAAAACCGAAAGGATTAACCTTCGGTTTGCACGCCCTGATGTGAGTGTTGCGGCAACCGACAACTTCCTGATGACGGGAAGCCAGAACTTGGATGGCTCAAGCCAATTCCAAATTTCGACCGAACAAAATACTCAAACTCCGACTAACACAGGGAATAAGGACACGATTGCACCGAACCCTCCAGACAATACGAGTACATAAATGTCAGCACAAGTCACCATACTTCAACTCCCAGCGGCTGGTGCTATCACAGGCACTGAGTCAGTTCCTATTGTCCAAAATGGCGTGACGGTTCGCACGACCACGGGCGCGATTGCCGCCGCCCCTTCGCAGACTTACCAATACCTGACGCTTGTCCAAACTCCGCAGTTGCCAAACAGCCGTTTTATTGGCGTGACCAATGGCTTGGTGACCACTGATGGCGGTGCGCAAGGACTCTTCAATATCAGCACCACAGGCGCTTTGTTGTCTCTGGTGAACTCTAGTGCTGGGATACAGGTCAAAACCAACGCCACGACCCTTGTGAACCGTTCTATCGCTATTGCCAACTCAGGCTTGAGCGTGACCAACGGCGATGGCATTGCAGGCGACCCAACACTGTCTCTGACAGGTCAAGCGCTAAACCTTGCCAACGCCAGCTTCAACGGCTTTATGGTGCTGTCAACGACTGGCTCTGTGACCTCGACCACCTTGGTTGGTACAGCGAACCAGATTGGCATCACGAACACCAATGGCGTGGGCAACCCAGTATTCTCGATTGCTGATGACGCGGTGTTCCCCGGCACTGGTGCTATCACTCTTCCCGTCGGAACCACAGGTCAGCGCCCCGCTGGTGTTATTGGCAAGATGCGTTACAACTCCTCCGATGGAGCCTATGAAGGTTACTCTGCGGGCGCATGGAGGCAGTTTTCTCTGTCTGGTGGCGTAACCCAAATTGACACTGGCACAGGTCTGACTGGTGGGCCTATCACTGGTGTTGGCACAATTTCGATTGCTGACACCGCCGTCACTGCTGGCTCTTACGGCTCTTCAACTCAGGTCGGAACCTTTACCGTCAACGCTCAAGGTCAATTGACCGCCGCCGCCAACGTGGCTATCAGCGCTTCTTCAATCGGCGCGGTGACCACCATCAACGGTACGGCAAACGAAATCACCTCGACAGGCACAACGACTGTCACGCTGTCTTTGCCTGCGGCTTTGACCTTTACAGGCAAGACCATCACAGGTGGCTCCTACACAGGCGGCGCAATCAACAGCACCACCATTGGCGCATCGACTGCCAGTTCTGGCGCTTTCACCACGTTGACAGCGTCTTCCAGCGCCAGCGTGGCGGGTGACACTGTTGCAACCCTGAATGCTACGCAGACATTGACCAACAAGTCCATGTCTGGCTCTGCAAACACTTTTACAAACATTCCCAACAATGCACTGGTCAACAACACCATTGTGTTGGGAACGACCACTATCGCCTTGGGTGGCACATCATTGACCCCTGCTGGATTGACCAGCGTGACGGTGACTCAAAACCCAGTTGCGGCGCTTGACTTGGCAACCAAGCAGTATGTGGACACCTTGGTGTCTTCTGGTATCACATTCCACGCGCCAGTCAAGTACGAAGTGCCTTCTGGCAATCTGACCGCAACGTACAACAACGGCGCTTCTGGTGTTGGCGCTACGCTGACCAACGCAGGCACTTTGGTTGCGTTCACGCCTGACGGCGTGGTTGCTTCGGTCAATGACCGCATCTTGATTTACAACCAGACCAACCAAGCACAAAACGGCGTCTATGTCGTCACGACGGTTGGTAGTGGTTCAGTGCCTTGGGTGTTGACTCGTGCCTCTGATGCTGATACCTACGCCCTGAAGAGTCCAAACGGCTTGGGTGAGGGCGATGCGTTCTTCATCACGTCAGGAGCGACAGGCGCTGGCGAGACCTACGTCTGCAACACCGTTGGCGTGATTACCTTTGGCACGACAGCAATCACGTTTGTCCAAATCTCTGCAACGCAAATCTACTCTGCTGGCACTGGCCTGACCCTGACGGGTACGCAGTTCAGCATCAGCAATACTGCGGTGACTGCTGGCGCTTATGGCTCTGCCACCCAAGTGGGGACTTTCACGGTCAATGCACAGGGTCAGTTGACTCTGGCAGGCAACACCACAGTGACTCCAGCGGTCGGCTCCATCACTGGGCTGGGTACTGGGGTTGCAACTGCTTTGGCGGTCAACGTAGGCTCTGCTGGCGCTATTGTGGTCAACGGTGGGGCTTTGGGTACACCAAGCAGTGGCACGGTCACAAACCTCACTGGAACCGCTTCCATCAACATCAACGGTACTGTGGGCGCGACTACCCCAGCAACTGGCGCATTCACCACCATTTCAGCGTCTGGGGTCATCACCTCAACCGTGGTGACTGGTACTGCGCCATTTACTGTGGCATCAACCACAACCGTGGCAAATTTGGGTGCGACCAACACCGTAAACACGGCGGTGACAGCAAACTCAACCAACGCGACGAACTACCTCACTTTTGTGAGCGCAACTAGCGGAAACCTTGGGCAATTGGTAAACTCATCAATAACTTGCAATCCATCGACAGGCGTGATAACTGGCGGGATTTCTGGAGGAACTTTCTAAAATGGCGGCAACAAATTACACCCCAATTCAGTTGTACAGAAGTACAACGGCGTCTGCCGTTCCTCTGGCGGCAAACCTTGCGGCTGGCGAACTCGCGCTCAACATCGTTGACGGCAAGCTGTACTACAACGACAGCGGCACAGTCAAGCTGTTGGCAAGTAACGCCGCCACCACAGTGGTCAACACAATTTCGTTTGGCACGACTGGCCTGACTCCATCGACTGCAACTTCGGGCGCGGTAACTGTTGCAGGAACGCTGGTTGTCGGAAACGGCGGCACAGGACTCACCACAATCACCGCAGGGCGCATTTTGTTTGGCGCTGGTACATCAGCCATCGGAAACTCTGCCAGCCTCTTTTGGGACTCTGCAAACAGCCGTTTTGGCGTGAATACGGCAACTCCAGCGGTCACCACCGAGTTGGTGGGTACGGATGCCATGCTTATCCCCAAGGGAACGACAGGAAACCGCCCTACAGGCGTTTCAGGCTATTTGCGCTTCAACACCACTACAAGTGAGTTTGAGGGCTATAACGGCTCTGCATGGGCATCAGTAGGTGGCGCGGCGTTAAGCAACGACACCTCAACCACATCAAACATCTATCCGCTGTCTGCGGCGGCTACTTCTGGTACTGCCTCCACGCTATACACCTCAAACGCCAAGTTCTTGTACAAGCCTTCTACTGGAGAATTGCAAGCCAGCGAGATGGTGGCAACGAATGGTCTGTTTGTGAACGCAACGACCGTGGCGGCAAGTTACACCATCGCATCGGGCTACAACGCACAATCGGTTGGCCCAGTCACCATTGCATCAGGTCAATCTGTAACCATCACCAGCGGTCAGCGTTGGTTGGTGTACTAAGAGGAAAACAACATGGCTTCTATAGTCTCAGCAGGAACAACCAGCGCAACGGCGCTGAACATGAGTGCGGATACCACAGGTATCTTGCAACTTGCATCGAACAACGGCACGGTGGCTGTAACAGTTGATACAAGTCAGAGAGTTGGTGTTGGTATAGCAAGCCCAACCCAAGTTTTAAGTTTGTATTCAGCACCAGCAGGCGGTTCTGGAGTTGGCACGGCAATAATCATAACTTCTGATGGCTCTGGTGGTGACAATGGTTATATTGGGGTCAATAAAGGCGTTGGAAACGGGCTTACTCTTGGTTGTCAAAATCGCGACATTATTTTTCAAACAGGAAATACATCGCCATTTAACGGAACTGAGCGTATGCGTATCAGTTCTGCTGGCTATGTAACAACACCATCTCAACCTGTTTTTTATGCATTCAGAAACTCATCTGCTACTTATTCTAACAACACTGCACTTATTTTTGATGCAACAGGTGTAAATACTGGAAGTAACTATAGCACCTCCACTGGTAGGTTCACTGCTCCTGTTGCTGGAAATTACAACTTTTCATTTGTTGTATTAACGCAAGGCTTAAGCAACGGAGATGTATGCGAATGGGGTATGTCAGTAAATGGCTCTGCGGTTGTTCTTGGTGGAAGAATGTCTTACCAAGCAAACTACACGGGAAGCGCTGGTTATCTGTGGTCTTGCGGCTCAGGAACTTTCTCACTAAACGCTTCTGACTATGTTGAAGTTAGGAACCAATCTGGCGCAAATAGAACTGTAAACACAACAGCTTGGGTTAATTTTTCTGGCTTTTTAATCGGCTAAATTTTTAAAGGAAATAAAATGGCAACTTACACAATTACTTTGAGCGATGCCGAAGACAAGGCATTAAAGACAGTAGCTGTATCTGCGCAAGACTGGATTGATAACGCTGTTAAAAATCGTTGTCGAATTGCTATCGAAGAAATCGTCAATGCTGAAGTTCAACGCAAACTTGCCGCTAGCGAGACTATTTCTGGCACAAAAGAAGACATTGTTAACGCCGCTCCAATCAAGTCTGCGGCAGAGCGTCAGGCTGAGTTTGAGGCAGAGCAAGCCGCCCAACAAGGAGCATAAAGATGCCCTCAATAATCAACGCATCCTCAACTGGTAGCGGAGGCATCGTACAGACTGCTGACGCTTCTGGTGTCTTGCAACTTCAGTCAAATGGTACGGTTGGATTAACTGTCAGCACAAGCGGCTATGTAGGCTTCAGGGATGCCACCATTGGAACAACCGCATTGACCTTGCGTGCCATCAGCAACACCTACACGGGTGGCGCGTTGGCCTTGCAAGACGCGGTTGGCACAACCAAGATGTATCTCAGCACAATCTCCAGCCAATTATTTGTTGGGGATAACGCATCTACTGATTGCATCATCGTCAACCAATACGGCATTGGCCTTGGTGCGAATCCTCCCACCTCTGGTCTTGGCATCCGCTTCCCCGCCACTCAAAGCGCATCAAGCAATGCAAACACTTTGGATGATTATGAAGAGGGTACTTTTACTCCATCATATTCACTTGGTTCTGGGTCGGGAACTTTTACAACAGGTACTGCTGTTTATACAAAAATAGGAAGAGTGGTTACTTTAGCTATTAGGTTTGTTGGAAGCAGTGTTTCTAGTGCCGCCAATCTATCAATTGGGGGTCTTCCGTTTCCGTTTGCAAATTCAAATTCGGACAGTTCAGGCGGGTTCAGAGAATATGCAACTCTAGGAAATTTATATATTTTGTCTTTTGGCTCATCTACAGATGTGCAGATGCAAAGATACGACAATAATAATGGACTACCAAATGGAGCGCCCGCTTGGTCTGGAACATTTACTTACACAACAAACTAAGAAAATAACAAGGAACAACCATGACACTCATCCTAAACGGCACTGACAACAGCGCCACAACCCCAGCGGTGACTGGTACGGACACTGACACTGGTGTCTACTACCCTGCCGCCAATCAGGTGGCTCTGGCGACCAATGGGACGCTTGCATTGATGGTGGATGCCAACAGAAACATTGGACTCAAAGTTACGCCAAATGCATCGTGGCCTAGCAGTTGGTCTGTTTTGGAAACGCTTGGTGGCAACAACTTGTGGGGTATTGGTGGTCAAGTGCAACTTGGTTACAACAATTACTACGACGGCTCTGCCTACAAGTACGCAGGTACATACCGCGGCAGTCGCGCCATGTTTACTGACTCTGGTTTTTATATTGAGTCGTCACCAGTAGGTACGGCAGGCGCTACTGTTACCTTTGAAACGCAACTTCAACTTCAGTATCAAAACACACTTGCTTTACGAGGCGCATCTTCTGTTGCTGGCACAGGCATTACCTTCCCCGCAACTCAATCAGCATCATCTGACGCAAACACGCTAGATGATTATGAGGAGGGGACTTTTACTCCAACTGTTTTACTTGGCGCAACAAGTAATTCAATTGGAACTGCTACTGGCACTTACACAAAAATTGGAAATGTTGTATTTTTTGCTTGCCGTATGGAGAATGTAACAAAAGCAGGAACTGGGAATTTAACTATGGGTGGGCTTCCATTTGCCGCTTCTTCTGCTGGAAACCAAAACCGTTATTCGCAATTTTTAGTTAGATGGACTGGTATAAATTCTGGCGGAGTCATTATTGGGCTTGCGTCTGTAGGAAATCCGTCGGCAGAGTTCCAAAATTTTACAACTACTGGTGGGTACTCTGGAGCAGTTAGTGATGGCTCAATATCCGCCGCATATAGTATTTATGGAGTATCAGGACATTATTACACAAACACTTAACCACGAAGTTCATTAGCCTGACTGGATTGGTCAGGCTGGACACAACGCCAACTTTAAGGAGAAACCCAAATGGCAATCACGAAAGAAAAAGTAATCGACCAAATCACCGTGACTGAGAACGGCATCGTTCTCTATCGTGAGGCAACTCGCATCATGGAAGACGGCAATCAACTGAGCCAAACATACCACCGCACAAGCCTGACACCAGCACAAGACCTCACAGGTCAACCTGCAAATGTCGTGGCAATCTGCAACGTGGCTTGGACACCTGAAGTCGTTGCGGCTTATCAGGCTCAAGTGGCGGCTCAGGCGGCTAAGAACGCGCCCTCAGAGGCATAATAAAAAGTGGCGAACCGCTGGCCCATAACAGCGGATTTTTTTTCAAAGGAAATGGCAATGAACGAAAAACTGACTCTCTCAACGCAACTGGTAAACCAGATTCTTGGCTACTTGGGTTCACGCCCATACCAAGAGACCTTCCAAATCATTGAAGCCTTACAGAAGGAAGCCCAAGCAAGCATGGGTCAGCCTGAGAAGGTCGTTGCTGAACCTGTGAACTAAGGGGGAAGCATGGAAGCGGTTCACGAATTAGCCACCGAGACTGATAAGCGCCTAAGCGTCCACGAGGCGATTTGCGCTCAGAGGTACGAGGGTATTCAGGCCCGCTTCGATGATGGTTCCAAGCGCATGAACAGGATTGAGTATCTCTTGTACATACTCATTGCTGTCGTGTTGCTTGGCCCCGGCGTTGCCGCTGAGTTTGTAAAAAAACTATTGGGGATGTGATATGAATTGGGCAGATGTTCTCAAGGCGGTCATCCCCATCATCGTGGCATCCCTTGCTTGGCTCTTGGGTCAAGTCAATGACTTCTCCACGCGATTGACTCGAATTGAGGGTGCTATGCCTGCCCTGATTACCAGAGAGGGTGTTCCTACCGACTCTCCGCTTTCAGCCGAAAAGCGCCACGCAATGAAAGAAGAAATTTACAAAGACATTCATCAACTCCAAGTCAAAGTCCAACTGCTTGAAGAACGCGAAAAAATGGTGAAAAAATGATTCCAATAGTCGCATCACTCCTTACGACCCTTGCCTCCAACGGCTTGGGTCTTTTGTCTTCTGCTATTCAAGC